GAAAAACTCTACAAGAGGCATTTGCCCGCAATGCAAACATTCTTGGAAACATTGCCGTAGAAACTTATGCAACGAAACAACAAGTTGCACAACTAGATGCAGAACAGGAAAAATACCTGGAAGAATTTGAACGATTAAGATCCCAAGAATCTGCATTGATTGAAAAAATGCGAGAACGATATGGCGAAGGGCAAATCAATATTGCAGATGGCACATTTACTCCTGATAGCGGTTTGCCCCAATAACGGCATATTTATATAAAAAAATCATAGGAGTATTATAATGGCAGAAAGAATAGTTTCTCCAGGAGTATTTACGAACGAAATAGATCAATCGTTTTTACCCGGAGCAATTGCACAAATTGGAGCAGCTGTAGTAGGACCAACAGTAAAAGGACCTGCATACACCCCAATTCAAATTACAAGCATCGGAGATTACCAAAGTTATTTTGGTGGGTTTACTGATGATTCATATGTACCAGTAGCAGTAAATGAATATTTACGAGCAGGTAACGTAATTACGGTAACACGTTTAATGTATGAAGATGGTTATTCATTAACTAACGGAGCATTAGCAATCGTTGCACAATCGGGTTCGCAAAAATATGTAACTCATGTATTACATCCAACAGTTCCTGTTAGTGCAACAACATACGGATTAGCTGATTCAGTATTAAATACAAGTACAAATGGTACGTTTGAATTGAAATTATCTGGATCATATACCGCACAAACAATTCCGGGCTTTACGGCATTTTCATATACAAAAGGCGCATCAATTTCAGCATCAATTGTATTATCTGATTCAAATTATGTTGCAACAATATTTGGTAAATCACCAAAAGGACAACAATATCCAGTATATGTTCAATATGAAAATCCATATACCGCAACATTGTTTCCAAATTTGGCAGCAGTATCAATGTCATTGGAAACAATATCAACATATGCATTTGCACAAGATTATCAAGCAGCCGCAACACCATGGATAACATCTCAAAAAATTGGTTCAGTTGCAACTAACTTGTTTAAGCTTTATGCATTGTCTCATGGTAATTCAACTAATTATGAATTGAAAGTTGGTATTGCTAATATTAAATCATCTACAGAAGTAACTGATCCGGATGGATATGCTCGTTTTGATGTTGTAGTTCGCAGAGTTGATACAACAAACATAACAAATCCAGTAACAGGCCCAGTAACTGATTCTGATTTGAATACAACAAATTCTCAAGTAATTACATTTACCAATTGTTGTTTGAATCCAGATTCAGCTGATTATATTGTTAAAAAAATTGGTGATAGATATCAAACAATTGATGACAACAATGTAATTTCAATATTTGGTGATTATGCAAATACTAATCCATATGTTAGAATAGAAGTAGATGCAGCAGTTACGGGTAAATCAATTGATAAAACATTGTTCCCGTTTGGATTTCGTGCATTGAGTTCGCCAATACCAATGGTATCAAGCAGTGTTAATATTCCGGCAGCAACATACAAGACAGATCAAACAACGGGCGGTTCATTTAGTCCATTTGTTTATCATGGATTTGATTTTACAGCGGCTCCGAACATGAATTATTTAGCTCCGATTCCAACAACCGGATTTACGACTGCTAGCAATTCAGATTTCTATCTAGGAGATGTATTGCAATCAGCTAATTACAATTATCCAACAGCAGCAACTGCATATTCTGGATCATTGACAGCAGCAATTACCGCAGGAACATTTGCAACCAATGTATCACTTGATACTAGAAAATTCATAGTTCCAATGCAAGGCGGATTTGACGGAGCACGTCCTAACTTACCTAAGTTTTCTGGAGCAAATATTACGGCAGCAAATACATTTGGATTTGATTGTAGTTTATCATCAGCAACTGGTACTAAATCATATACGAAAGCCTTTACATTGTTAAGCAATACAGATTATTATGATATGAATGTATTATTAACTCCGGGTATAATTGATAGTTTACATAGTTCAGTTACATCACAAGCAAGAAACTTGTGCAGATCTCGTCAAGATGTATTTTATGTAATGGATTCAAATGCTAAAACAGATACAATCCAAAACGTAGTATCACAAGTAAGAACAATTGATAATAATTATACAGCAACATATTGGCCATGGGTATCAATTAACAATCCAATTGGAAATGGCGGGTTACTTTTTGTACCACCATCAGTAGTAGTTGGGGGAGTATTATCAAACAATGATAGACTAGCAGCACAATGGTATGCACCAGCTGGATTGAATCGTGGTGGTATTCCTGCAGTCGGAACAGCATTTAACTTGTCTCAAACACAAAGAGATACGCTTTATGAAAACCGCGTTAATCCTATCGCATCTTTCCCTAACAACACGATTGTTATCTGGGGGCAAAAGACACTACAAGCTCGTCCAAGTGCATTAGACCGAGTAAATGTGCGTCGTTTGCTTATTGAAGTTAAGAAGTTTATTGCATCGTCAACTCGTTATTTAGTATTTGATCAAAACACCGAAACGACTCGTCAAAAATTCCTTAACATTGTTAATCCTTATTTAGCAGGAGTAAAACAAAATCAAGGTTTATCTGCATTTAAAGTTGTAATGGATTCTACAAATAATACACCGGATTTAGTTGATAGAAATATATTGTATGGTCAATTATTTTTACAACCAACTAGAACGGCTGAATTTATTATTTTAGATTTCAATATTCAACCTACCGGGGCAGCTTTCCCTGAATAGTAAAAAGTTTGAATCAAGGCAGAATTTAGGTTCTGCCTTTTTTACTGTACATATATTTATATTAAAAATATTGAGGATACAATTATGCCATACGATGGAACGCAATCAAATTTGCAAAGTTTTATAAATGATGCACCAACTAACGGAAATGGAGCTGGCTCTCCTGACGGTACTGGGTATTATCCAAATACATTAACTGACTTTGGAATAGAAACTAATTTTTATGATAAAGCATTTTCGTGGGAACCAAAATATCAACATAAATTTATTTTGCAAATAGATGATATCCCGGGATTTTTAATTAAAACATCTGCTAAACCTAGTTTAACTAACGGTGAAGTTGTTTTAGATCATATCAATGTAAAAAGAAAACTTAAAGGAAAGAGTTCTTGGAATAGTATTGCAATCACAATGTATGATGCAATTATGCCATCTGGAGCACAAGCAGTAATGGAATGGGTTCGTTTACACCATGAATCTGCAACGGGTAGAGATGGATATGCTTCCATGTATAAAAAAGATATTACATTGCATTCTTTATCTCCATTAGGTGAAATTATTGAAGAATGGAAAATTTACGGAGCATATTTATCAGAAGTTAACTTTGGTAGTTTAGATTGGTCTGCAGAAGATGTAGTAATGATTGATGCTACATTGAATTATGATTGGGCATTGTTAAGCTATTAAGACTTAATAGATGGGTGGAAGAAATTTCACCCATTTTTCTTGTTCTTACATATTTATATTAAAGTTATAAAAAGGAAAAGTTTATGCCAGTAACAGATCGTTTATCCGATAAAAATTTAATTGAATTAGCAAAACAGCAGTACGAAAACAAACAAAAAAGTACAGTACCATCTGTATTAGTTCCACTGCCAAGTAACGGACAAGTATATCCAGAATCAAGTCCATTGCGTAAAGGACATATAGAAATGCGGTATATGACTGCATATGATGAGGATATTTTAACTAATTCAACTTATATCAAGCAAGGCATAGTATTAGATAAACTAGTTCAATCATTGGTATTAGATGCAGTTAATATTGATGATTTAATAGTTGCAGATAAAGAAGCAATGATCATTGCAGCTCGAATACATGGATATGGACATGAATATGGTGTAACTGTTATGGATCCTAACACCGGAAAAGCATTGCAACGTGTATTAGATCTTTCTAAATTGCAAATAAATGCATTGCAACTGCAATCAAATGCAGCAGGAGAGTTTGATTATACAGACATTGGAATTGCAATTAAATTCAAATACATTTCACGCAAAGAAATAGAATCAATATCAGATGACCACGCCGTTTCTGATTTCTTAAAATTAACAATTACAGAAGTTAACGGAACACGTGCGGAACATGACATTGATAAGTTTATACGATATCAAATGACTCCAATTGAATCTAAAAAATTCCGGAAGTTTGTTGCAGATAATATGCCAAGTATAAAACTAGAATCACAATTCACCGGTGAAGATGGAGGCACCTTTACTGCCGGGTTTCAAATTAAAGCCGACTTTTTTTGGGTTTAAACCAAAAGACCGCATATCATTACATGAAAATATATTCAATCTGATTTGGTTTGGAGAAGGACGATGGGACTGGGATACTATTTATAATATGCCAATACAAATTAGGGCATTATGGACTCGCAAAATTAATCAGATAATAGCAATGCGAGAAGCTCCACCAGAACCCACCAACAAATCTGCAAAATCGGCGAAACTACCTAATTCAGCTAGATCCGTAAAATCCACCTAACATATATTTATATGTATATGATATCTACTACAAATATAGCATTAATTCAGCATTTGAAACGGCATCCTAAACAAGGGACGACTGATCCACCAAAGCGCGTTACTGAATCAACCAAAAATAAAGCTGAAATCGCCGCTGCTTTACAAGAAATGAAATCCGGATTAAGTGACTTAGGCGAAATGGTTAATGATTATTCTGCTGTTGTAGATGCATTAAATAAAGAAAATTTAGGCCTACAAAACGGAATTGGTAAATTAGCTAAAGTTTTTGATGATTATGAAACGTCTATAGTAGCTACAATTAAATCTGCAACTTTTTTAGAACAACGAAATAAAGCTCTAAATAAAAGTTTTGGAATAACATCTATAACAGCCGCAGCATTAGGTGAAAGTTATGATGCTATGGCGGAGACATTAAATACTGGCGGCGAGAATATAAGAAAATATGCACAGAATGTCAACGCCATGCTTCCCGGGATGGCAAAAATAATTGCAGGTAATGAAAAATTTAGAACTAGATTATTAGGTACTAATCAATTTTTAACCGAACATGTGGGATTAACGGCAGACGTTTCAAATGGATATGAAATGTTTGCTGCAGGTGCTGGCCAAAATAGTGTAGAATTATTAGCTGCAACATCTCAGTGGGCAGCTGCATTTGATGAAGCAACCGGATTAACAGGAACATTTGCCGGAATAATAGGCGAAATAGGTGAGATGTCAGCTGATATACAAACAACCTATAATAAAATGCCTGGGGCATTAGAAAAATCTGTTGTTAAAGCAAAATTATTAGGTACATCATTTGCAAAAATAGAAGCTATGGCAACTAAGATGTTGGATATTGAAACTAGTGTCGGCCAAGAATTAGAATATCAATTACTAAGTGGTAAGCGTTTAGTTAATCAAGAGGGAGAAAGTATTACTGAAAAACTTCGAATAGCAAAATTGTCAGGTAATCCGGAAGAACAAGTCAAAGCAATGAATGAGTTATTAAGTAGTCAAGGAGATATTATTGACGGAAATAATTATTATGCTAAACAACAACTTGAAAATTTAACCGGATTTACCGTAGCAGAATTAACTCGTCAACGTCAAACTCAAAAGTTGATGGAACAAGGCGGAATGGATAAAGCTAAAATTGAAGAATTCATGAATATGGATCCAACTAGCTTTACAAAAGCATTAAAGGATGTAACAGATGAAAATTCAAAGACATTATTAACAAAACTCAAAGAAAGTGAAGGCCAAAAAACTACAGATGAACTTTATTCTGATATGTTGAAGCGAGAACGCACAGAAGGTATTAGAGTGATGTTAGGTGGCGTATCACAAACAGCCGCGATAGCAGGTGCTAGAACAGAAGTTCAAGGATCTGAAAAAGCATCAGCTGAATATATTCAAAAGTTTGCTACATCAGGAGCAGCTAATGCAATTGGACAACTTCAATTAATGGGATCTACAATATCAGCCACATTAACTCCGTTAGAAACATTTGGTGCAACCCTTCCAGCTATTGGCAAAACCATGGAGAATTTTGTAAAAGAAACAAAAGACTATGTAAAAACGGCATTTGGAGACTCAGAAACCGGTGCACCAACTGGTGATGTAGACGGAGACACTCCAACACCGGTGGCAACTCCAAAAAAAGTAGGAGTAGGAGATGGTATTATACAATTTGATCCGGCAGATAAATTTACCACAGTTCAATTATTAGCAAGTACAGAACGAGGACAACTCAACAAAGCCGCAGAAACATTAACCGGTGGAGGTAATAACGGAACAGCTGTCGTAGATCCAGCTCCAATAGCTGCAGCAATAATGGCTGCATTATCTAAGATGTCAGTGTCTGTCAATTATGATGTTGGTAAAGCAGCAGAAGCAGCTAATTTTAAATTTAATCAATCAATTAACGGATAATTATGCCAAATCGACCAATTATAGCAGATTCATTTAAACTAGTTGACCCATACAGTCAAGCTAATCGACAACAAAAACATTTGGCAGCAGTTGAAAAATTTAGAAAGCAACAAACAGATAGTTCAATACATTCTAATCGTTTTGATTCTAATGATAACATAAAAAATGCCGCTATTGGATATGCAGCTAACGTATTAGGATCATATACCGGAATACCGCAAGTGTCTGCAATTGCTACTAATTTATTAAGTATTAATTCACCAAACGTTCCTAGATATTCAACATCGCCATTCAATCAATTATACAATATTCCTGGCCTAGCATACAACGATTTCAGATCTAGAAAATCAAAAATAGGATTAGGTCAATCAGCTGATATTAGATTGGATGGGGCAACCGCTGCATTAAGTTTAACAGAATTAAAAAGAACCGGAGGAACGGTTAGTTGGAAAGCTGCATTATATGCCGGGGCATCAGCTGCACCAGGAGGCGTTTATAATTTATTCAACAGAAACAGTGCCGGGACATTTGGATATGGTTGGGGAGACCATGGTAATCCAAATGCATTGCGTAGAGATTTCACAATGCGTAGTCACGTATCATCTAGATGGTCTTTCACCGGAAACGCATGGAAAACAACAGTTAATCCAATGCAATTAGCAACACCATTCCGGGGAGATAAAGTAAATGTTATTGATTATCGCAGCGATGCTAGTTTGAAAAATGCATATCAATGGAGAACTGCAGATTCGCTTTTTGGAATTAAAGGAACGGAAAACTTTGCAAAATCAATGGGCGAAACTAGAGATTTTATAAAATTTTATTTTACTGGACCTAAATTAGCTCCGCACACAATAAATGATAGTAAAATAACAGATGATATTATAGTGTTTCGTGCTACAATCGGCCAAATAACAGATTCATTTCAACCACAATGGACACCGGTTAATATGATTGGCCGCGCAGATCCAAATTATCATTATTCATCATTCTCCCGAGACTTGAGCATGGATTTTGTAATTTATGCTACGGATAGAGATGAACTTAAACCTATATATAGAAAGTTAAATGCATTAGCAGGATATACTGCACCAGATTATATGGCTGCACAATCAATTGGATTAACAGGCCCATGGATGCGTATTACAGTAGGAGATTTATTCAATCAAGTACCAGTTGTTATTTCTAGTTTATCATATACATTTGGAGATAATGAATCGCCATGGGAAATTAACATAGAAGAAGATCCAGAAAATATGCAAGTGCCATTCAAGATACAAGTGTCAATATCATTCTCAGTTATATCTGATTGGTTACCTCAAAAAGGTGGACAATTTTATTCATTATCTAAACGATTTGATAAATACGGGTCATTAGCTGGTAGTGATAATTGGTTAAGTGATAGTATGCAAATGTTTTGGAATGAATTAGCCCGCGGCGGAAAAGATTTAGCTAGCGAACGAGCAAAATTATATGAACAATTTAAAAATACTGGTACTATTAAAGGCGTAACGGATATAAAAGATCCTGCAGGATCTCAAACAGGAACAACACCACCAAAACCTTAATAAGCTTATGGCAAGATATCTAAATAAAACAATGAAAACTAGTTCGGAAAAAACTAGATTGCAAACAACAATTCTTCCCAATATTGTTGGTGCCAATGATACATACATAGAAACAATTACGCCAGAACGCTTAGATGCATTAGCAAATCAGTTTTATGGCGATACGTCGATGTGGTGGGTTATTGCGGCCGCAAATGGGATAGGTAAAGGAACTATTAGAGTTCCAATTGGAATGATTTTAAGAATACCAAACATTACAGATGTTATGACATATGTTACACGAAAAAATGCAATAAGATGAGCCAAATATTTTATTCAGAATTAGATAAAAATTTACAACAAGAATTAAATGCACGAGCGAATGCCGGCGTTGGTGATCGTAGTGAAACTGCATTGCGTTATATGACTGAAAAAGTTGCAAATGTTTCTTTAACTGCATATGAAGGGAATAAACGAGATAAAACAAAAGTAGTTCATGAACTAGGAGGTCGAACCGTACTTACGGGAGAATATTTACCAGGAGGCGATAATGGCTATTTAACCGAACGAACATATACGTTAGGTGAAAGTCGTTGGCTAGTTAACGAGCCTGGATATGGATTATCTAGAGCTGAAGCTGCAAATATTTATCAATATAACGTCGACGATATTACAGCAAATGAATCAATAACGGCTAAAACATACACGAATAAGTCTTACAGAATTCCGCCATTTATAACTCAAGCATCATTGCAAATCAATGATAATTCAAAAGGCACAACAAATAAAGCAACAATCAACATAACAATTCCTAATCCAGATCGAGATTTGAATTATATGGAATCTGTATATGCTAGACCCGGCCGATATTGTATGGTTCGAATTGAACATCCAGATTCCGCATTAATGACATTAAACAATCCTGATATTCAAGGAAAGTTATTGCCATCATCATTACCTGCTAGGAATTTAATTAAAGAACGTTATCCAGAAGCTGATATGGAATATGATGAATTGAGAAAAATGAATAAAATTCAATTTGAAGGATTAATTACTTCATTTGAATATTCATATAATCAGGATGGTACTATTAGTATGACAATATACATATTAGGTACAAGTCAAACATATACTGATTTATCTATGATTATGCAGACTAATGCCACAGGGTCAATAACCGGAAGTAATTCTGAAACAATCACTCCAGCATCAACATTTTATACAGAAATATATAACGAAGTAAAATCACGATATGACATAAAAGCAGCTAAATCGTCCGGAGTGCCTGCAGACCAACTTGCAGATCCGGATTGGGCATTTGGAATTAAAAGTGAAGGCGGTGGATGGTTTTGGAATTATCAATCAATATCTGGAAAATATTCTAATAGTATAACTTTAGACTATTTAATAGATTTTATTAATAGAAAAATATTAAGTAAGTTAAATGATGTAGTAAATTCACCGAGAATATATTCATCTAAAGAAGCTGGATGTTATAGTAATTATTATCCATTTTTAGGATCATCGAATCCAGATAATATATTATTAATATCTAATACAGCTGACCAAGAGTTAATAGAATCTGATTCATATGGCCTATTACGCGCGTTGGATGCTGATACTAGAAGCGCTCCTAGAAAGTGGATTGATTTTGTTGAAAGCACGGAAGGTTCTGAATGGAAAGATAAAGAAGTTCTTTTATGCGTTCCGGGTAATATTTATATAAATTTAGAATTAATTAATTCTATATCAAAAAAATTAACAACAGCTAATAATGAATTTACCGTAGGCTCATTTTTAAAAGAAATTAGCAACGAAATAAGTAGTGCGACGGGCGGAGCAATTTCAATGAAATTAATAACCGATCCAGAAGATTTAACTGTTATGTATTATCGAGATGTTAATTGGTTTAAAGATACATCTAGTCCACAACCATACTTAATGCCAATGTTCGCATCCAGTCCTAATGGCACTCTAGTTAGAGACTTTAAACTTAGTGCAAAACTTCCAAGTAGCGTTCAAAGTTTAATGTATTCAATTAATAGCACAGATAAAGTTACAGAAAGTCAATTAGGCCCGTATATAAGTTTCATGTATAATAATGGTACCTCTACTAGAACACCACAAACTGTAACTACAACAGACGGAAACTTAATAACAGTTGATGAAATGACTGCATATGGGGGTGGAAAAGAATTAACGGAAAAATTAGCTAATGAATATAAAGCTGCTCATGAAAAATATGTCTTAGAATTATTAACTGCTAGAGATACATTCGGACGAGATCCTAGATCGGAAACAAAACGTAATGCAGTAAAATCGGCATTAATAAAATATTTACAATATCCATTCCCAACAATACAACAAACTAATCAAGTAGCAGCACCTACATTTCCAATTGACGCAGAATTTACAATTGATGGAATTAATGGATTAAGATATGGTGATATTATAGATTTTCCGGCATTGCCAGAAAAGTATCGTACGAATAGTACATTTACTATTAAAGGTATAACTCATTCAATTTCAACTACGGGTGAATGGACCACTCAAGTATCATGTTTAATGCGTCCAAAATTTGATTGATATGAGTAGATTAAAGTTAAAATATAGTAAATCAGAAATTACAAATAATTTGTATACATTTGGCGACGAATGGATGACATCAAACAAACAAGAATACAAAGGATTATATCATCGATATACTTTAACAAATGAAGCATATACTGGAGCTGAATGGAATGAATCAACATCTCAAAAATTATGGCCATTAATTAAAGAATCAGAATTAGTTGCAACATACAATCAAATTAAAAAACAAGATGTAAAACAATTCAATAAAATATTACCTATACAAATCAACATAACACCGCAAGATGCAATGAATGGATATATCTATAGATATTTTTTAAAAAAATCAAATGAATCGATCTACATTGAAATTGATGTTACGCAGTTTAATTCATATCAACGCAGTTTAGATACCAATTTATATATTGCAAGTGCATGTAAATGGTATATTGCTGGACCAAAAGAAACTCAATTATCTCCAGTAATAATTCCAGGTGTTGTTGAATTGAATACATTAGCAATTCAAGAATTACAAAGAAAATTACCAGGCATTTCTCAAAAATTAACAAATCCATTAGAATTCTATACAGACACTGATTTTGTTGTTCCGCGCGATATTAATCTTGGATAATTGAAATTTTTTTCATATTATCTAGTATGATAATGGACCATGAGCAAGATGTATTAAATTTACTAGATCACATACAAGATCGTAAAACATTGCTTGTGCCTATTTTTTCTAGTCCCACAATACATGTAACATGTAATCCGCTAGTAGCAATATACATATATTGTGAAACTGGGGATGAATGCATTGTTCCAATACGACATACTGAACAACTAAGGGGCTTCCTTGAACTTGTCCCGAGGTTTCTAGAATTACGCAATATCTTTATCCACGACAAGAAGCAATGGATTCAAACGGGAGGAAATGGGGATGTATGGGATGTTAAAACATTGTGGTGGTATACTTATGGAGAAGCATATGAAGAAAATCATTATCCAACCGCCGCTCATCAATTTTATTGGAGACGGCACGCTGCATTGCCCCATGTTAACGCAGTAGTGCCATTGCAGAAACATTTAGAAATGTGTCAAAAGATACGACATTATGCTTGGCCAATGTGTATGAATGCAGAAATGACAGATTCATATAAACGGTTCAATGATACATATCCAGCAACATTTGCACAAATTGAATCTGCAGGCCTGCAAGTTACAGAAACATTTCGAATGCCAGAAATAGTTAAGGATGGTAAAGTATATTCACAATACAATTATCACACAATGACCGGGCGTCCTAGTAATGCATATAGAGGTTTTAACTTTGCAGCAATGAATAAAGAAGATGGAACTCGTTCTGCATTTTGTAGTCGTTATGAAAATGGTGCACTTGTAGAAATGGATTTTGATTCATATCACGTTAGACTGATTGCAAAACTTATTGGGTATGAATTGCCCGTATCATCAATACATGATTACTTAGGACAATTTTATTTTGGTGTAACGGAATTAACTGAAGAGCAAAGGGCTGAAAGCAAACAGATTACATTTAGATTGCTTTACGGAGGAATTGATTCAGAATTCTTATCAATACCATTCTTTCGGCAAT